GGTGGACGCTTGGCCCACCCCCGAAACAGGCAACTGCATAGCCTGTGTCGATTGTAAATTGCTCATGCCAACTCAGGCCAAATCTTGGCCCAGTTGCCCTGGCAGAGCATCTGCCGGGTGACGCTGCCGCCTGATGCAGCCTCCACTCGGATGGCCTCTGCTGGACTCATGTCCCTACGCCCTGAGAGGCACTGATACAGCCATTGCTCATTGAGGTTGACCTTCTCGGCGAGTTCTTGGCGCTGCTGCGCTGTGAGTTTGTTTTCCATGCGAAGAAGTCTAGCAGACTGCTATAGCGTCAAGTCAAGGAATTTGGCTAGGTGTTTACCCTTAAGGGTTTGTCATAGCAAATATTTTTGCTTGAGTGCTTGACCTGTACTAGCGTCACGCTAGAATCTCACTCAAGCCCTAGCACTTTGCACAGGGTCTTAACCAGGAAACAAAATGATCACACTTAGCTATGTCTACTACATCACATTCACAAACGCGGCGGGTCAGCCAGACTGCGAAAAAGTGGAAGTGAAGCGCGATTACGACACGACTGACCAAGATCATGCAGGAGAGCTGGCAATGCGTCATTGGGTCGTTCCGGCCAATTACATCGAAGGCACCCTCGCAATCTGCTAAACCAAACGGGGCTACGGCCCCAGAAAGGACAACATCATGGAAGATTACGACGAAGACCTAGCAGCCTACATGAGCAATGACTATGAGCCGCAAGACACTGACATCTGCCCTGCCTGCGAAGGCAGTGGCGAGGGTGAGTTTGATGGCGCTGTTTGCCTGACTTGCCGTGGCAGAGGTGAGGCATGAACTGGCTGGCGGCAGCACTCGTCGCTTTGGTGATGTCAGCAGCTTACCTGCTGGACGGGCCTTCTGAGCATGATGCCAGGGTGGACACAGCAGAGGAGAAGATTCAGCGGCTGTGCGGCGAGAACGCTGCCTGGAAGCTGTTGGACGATGGCAGCATCCAGTGCTTTACGCATCGTGGTTTTAAAACTAGAAAGGTGACGCTATGAGCGACAGATTAGAACTAACTGAACACTCGGTTTACATCTTGAACAGCATCAAGCTGTTGCCGCATTACAGCTTGCCAGTGTTCGTGACGCCAGGGCATACCAAGGATACGCCATTGAAACTCTGGACGGTGGAGCAGCTGAAGGATGCGGGTGCCATTGAGAGCAGCGCCTTCCTCTGGCCTCGGCACACCTTGGCTGCAGGGGGGTAGCATGGATGATGATGACGATTATGAGTTGATGATGTGGTGCTACTTGGTTGCCCACTTGATCGTAATTTTGCTTGCACTTGTTGGCGTTGCTGGCTTGGCGGGTTATGTCTGGGGGATGTTATGACTAAAGACGACATCATCCGCATGGCGCTGGAAGCGGGGTTTGTTGAGTACGAAATTGACGACGGTACTACCGACGCTTTTGATGTGCGCTACGAACGTTTTGCCACTCTTGTTGCCGCTGCCGAGCGTGAGGCGTGTGCAAAGATTGCAGAAATGGCAGAGCCCTTTAAATGTGCAGACTTAATCAGAGCAAGGGGAAACACATGACCATCACAGTGCTGAATAAACGCATCAGGGACGCCCTGGCTGCAGCGCCTGATGGCATGACTGCCAGCGAGCTGTCGTTTGCGCTTGACATTGGCGCATCCCAAATCAGCAGGTCACTCGCGCTGATGCCTGATGTCTATATTGATCGCTGGGTCCAGACCAGGACCAAGTATGCTGGTGTCCACTGCTTGGCGTTTGTGCCAGATGATTGTCCGCATCCTTGATGGAGGAACTATGAAGAAATATTTATTTTCAAAAAAGCAGAAGACTGCATCAGAGATAAATTGGCGGCAGGATAGACACGATGAGCGTTGGGAAATTCGCGCTGATTATTTGATGGGGGTCTTTGCTGGTGTGTCGGTCATGTTGCCGCGGCAGATTGCACATCAGAATGCGGAAAATGAAAAATCACAACTTCAATCTTGATTGTCAGGAATCAAGGACATAAAGTAGGCCGGGACCGTACCAGCCGCGGCAGCTCGTCTTAATCCCTCCCAACCTTGGGCTGCAAATATTTCCCTGGCTCTAACTACATCTGCTCGATTCACACCAAAACCAGCCTGTGCTGCTTCAGCATCTCGAGCATTTCGCGCAAGTACAGTGTCTCTGTACATTTGATTCTTCTCAAGAAGAGAAGCAGTGTTTGGCGCAGCATCCAAATATTTGAGCATCTCAGTTGTTACTGAGCCAGGTTTCCCGCTTTTGTATGCCGTTGAGTAGTCGATGTAATCACTTGCAATTGACCCAAATTCAGTGTTCGCATTTGAGAAATCAGCTTTGTTGCTTTTGATGATGCCTCTAATTTCGTTTGCAAAATCCTTGCCGACCTTTGTTGATTCATTGGCAATGACTGTTAACCCATTGGGTGCGCTTGCTAAATAATATCCCTTGCTTTCAAACAGTGGGGCAATCTTTTCCATGTCTTTCTGAGTAAAAGATTTTCCAAAGTTGATGTTTGCACCAGTGTAGGAGTTGGCGTTATCTGCAGGCATCAACTTATGCCATGCTCCAGCCTCTTGAACATCAAAGTATGCTCGTCCAGCCTCAACCGCTGACATTGATTTTTTAGACCCTGGGGTCATTACCCTGGATTTATCTGCTGCTGTTTCAGTGCCAATGACAGGTCTTGCAACCATTGCTGGCTGTGCTGTTTGCTTAAATCTTCCAACAGTTTCAACGGTTTCACCAGGCAGCATATTGGCAGCGGTGTATCCAATGTCACGCCCAGATGCGGATGTGTTCCATGACCCTCTTGGGTCGCGTGTGTATGCTAATTTTGCATCAAAAGGAGCATCCAGTAGTCCTTGCAACTGTCCCGTAACCGGGCTGCTTACAGCCTCGTAAGTGGCATTGGCTTCATGCATTGGGAAGTAGTCGGCATACGATTTCGCAGCATCACCTGGCGAGAGATCACCACGCCTAATTTTGTTTCCTGACCAGGCTGCTGCTTGGGCATTGCCAGTGTTCCAATCGCTGAATCCACCAAGCTGTGTGGCGTTAGCTCTTTCAATTGCTCTTGCCCTAACCTCGTCCATGAAGTCGTGTTGGGTGGCTCCGCTAACCTTGCCTGATGGGTACCCCATCAGTTCGGCTTCATGCATATCGTTGACCCCTCTACCAATGCGCTCGGGTGCATATTCAACACCAAGCTGTGTAGCAAATGGGTCGCGCTTGTGACCAAGATATTCAGCTTGTCCTGCGTCATACATTGCCTGCAGTGGTGGCGAATCTTTACTTGGGAACCTGCCTGTTTTTATAGGGTCACCAGTGGCTGCTTGAATGTGCGCTTTTGCAGACATTGAAGTGTTGCCTGCGACATTGTTTGCTCTGCTCAGGGTCGCAATGTTCTGTGCAAGAAGGTCTGACTGCGTAATGTCTTGCCCTGTTCTTGCAAAAATGTCCTTGCTTGAATCAGTGTAGAAATTCCTACCCGGCATACCCTCTTCCATTCCCCTTAAATAATTATTTACCATTGCACCCAATGACTGTGGTGAATCAACTCCAGGGGGCGCTCCAACGTATTGTCCTGTTGTTGCAACTCTGCGATTCACTCGAGCAACTTCAGCTTCCCTGGCGTTTGATGCTTTGGCACCAGCACCTTCAGGCACCACACCAGGCATCAGACCCTGCCGCTGCAAGTACCTCTCGCCCATGCCCACCGCGGTTGGACCCAGTGCCTTGGCGCCTATCCCAGCCAAGCCTTTGATTGCCTTGGCAGTTGGTCCCACCATAGACACAGTTCCAGCAAGCATCCCCTGCTCACCGCGGCCCATAATCTTGGCATAGTCTGGGTTCATGGGGCTGAACCCCATCTGGTCTGGCGCTTCACCCAGCAAGCCTTGCATGAAGGCATAGGTTTGCGGGTCAGGCAATGTGTTCACATCGTTTGACCTTGCGGCTTGCAATGCCCTTGTCCTTGCAACCTGCCGGGCAAGTTTGGTATTCCCAAACGCTGGCCTTCTCAGCAGCTCCTCATCATCTAACAGCCCCATGATGCGCTCCTACGAAATCTGAGTGATTGACACATCGGTGGCAGTGGCGTTGCGAATCACAGCCACTTTGTCACCCGGTGAGCAAGCTACATACTC